CGCGCGGCATGGCTGGTTACAGCGAGCTACAGCAACGTGAATTTGCTGCACAAGATCGTGGTTTTACCACAGTCAAACATCAACGTGAAGTGGGTGTTGGCTATTTTGATCTAATTAGCGAAGCAGTTGGTGCCAAATCCACTGTGGCTAATACACATTCTACAGAAGCTGATCAATTTTAATTATGAGTCTACCTATTTGTCCAAAGTGTCATACGCGACATAATTCGAACGAACCTTGCCCGACTGATTTTAGTGACGGAGAACAATGTCATGAGTAAAGCACAATATAATCTTTCAAAAGCTACTAACTATTTAAAACGCAGGATGTTTCTAGACCCCGAAGGCCCTGTAACTGTCCAGCGTTTTGAAGAAGTTAAGTACCCAAAACTTCAAAAGTTTGAAGAATTAGCCCGTGGGTTCTTTTGGGTTCCCGAAGAGATCAGTCTCACTAAGGACAAAATTGATCATAAAGAAGCTAGCGAAGCTGTTAAGCATATCTTTACCAGCAATCTGCTGCGTCAAACTGCTCTAGACAGTATTCAAGGCCGAGCCCCAAGTCAAGTCTTCGGGCCTGTTTGTAGTATTCCCGAGCTTGAAGCACTAACACTTACTTGGGGCTTCTTCGAAACGTCTATCCACAGTAAGAGTTACAGTCACATTATTCGCAACGTCTACGGCGTTCCAAAAGAAGAATTTAACAAAATTCACGATACTGCCGAAATCGTAGGTATGGCTGCTAACATCGGTCGATACTACGAAGATCTGCACGTTCTTAACTGCCGTAAAGAGCTAGGCGAAGATGTCCCAGTTTATGAACATAAACGAGCAATCTGGCTTGCGCTACATGCGAGTTATGCGTTAGAAGCCCTGCGTTTTATGGTTAGCTTTGCTACTAGCCTTGCTATGGTCGAAAACAAGATCTACATCGGCAATGGTAACATCATTAGTTTGATCCTTCAGGACGAAATTCTACATAGCGAATGGACTGCTTGGCTAATTAACACTGTTGTCAAGGACGACGAGGACTTTGCTCGGCTAGCTGAAGAATGTAAACAAGAGGTCTATAACATGTATCTGGAAGTAATTCGAGAAGAAAAAGAGTGGGCTGAATACTTGTTCAAGAAGGGCGTAGTTATTGGCCTTAACGCTAATATCCTTAAAGACTTTGTCGATTACACTGCTTATACCAAGCTTAAAGATATCGGTATTAAGTATCTAGAAGAGTACCCAAAGAATAGCCCAATTCCTTGGTTCAATAAACATCTTCAGCTGAACAAGAAACAATCGGCTCTTCAAGAAACTGAATCTACCTCGTATATTATCGGTGCTATGTCAGATGTAGTTGATTACAGTGAATTACCCGATCTGTAAAAACAAATTGTACATTTATAAAAATAAGTGTTAAAATTATTTAAGGAGATATTTTTATGAAAGCTATTGTATGGTCGAAATACCAATGCCCTTATTGTGATCAAGCTAAGGCATTGTTAACGCAAAAGGGAATTCAATTCGAAGAGCGCAAAATCGGCGACGGATACACTAAAGAAGATCTGTTAGAAGCGATTCCTACTGCTCGCACGGTTCCTCAAATTTTTCTAAACGACCAATATATCGGTGGATTCACCGAGTTAAGGACTCATTTAAATGAGCAACGGTCTTAACACAGATGTAAATTTGTCAATTTGGGATTTTAATAATCCCAACTACACTACTATTAGTACGTTACCTTATAGTTTTGTTACTACTGATAATATCAGTAATCCAGTTTTATATACAGACACTAGTGCCGGCCGGAGTCTTCATGTAGAAGGCGATGCTTCGTTCGAAGGCGATATTAAAATCAAAGGGAAAAGTCTAGGAAAAATTCTAGAAACTATCGAAGATAGACTAGCTATTTTACAAGATCCTGATCCGAAAAAATTAGAAAAGTTCCAAGCTCTTAAAAAAGCCTACGATCATTATAAACTAATGGAAAAACTTATTGGTGAATAATGGAACATAATTCTGCCAAGGGTAGAACTAGCTACGACAGCACTTCGACAGGAGCTCTCGTAGCTTTTTTTAACCGCAATGTAAGTACCTATGCTACAGAAGCAGGAGGAGTTAAATTCGACCTTGTTCCTGTAGAACAACAAAAAGATGTGATGATTAATGTAGCAAGGCTACATGCTCAACAGGAGTACAATCGTATTTTAGAATTAGTGTCAGTGCTTCAAAAACAGGCGGAGGATATAAAACGCAGATTAGAAGTTACAGACATGATACATGCTGCCAAATATGAATTTCAAATAAGCCACAATAAAATATATTGGCTAGTACACGACATTCGCAAAAATATTACACGATTAGTATTAAACGGCCCCCAAGATTGGGCTACAGGGGCTCCTGCTGAATATAACTATATCTGTAAAGTTAAATGGTTAGGTGATTATACCTGGACCGAAGTATTTGATTAAAGGAAAAATATGCTTATTAATAAAGGTTTTAGCGCAGGCGATGTAGTAAGCCTTAAATTACTCAACGGTGATGAAATTATCGCAAGATTTGAAAGCGAAACGGCAGATGAAGTAACAATTGATCGTCCTCTAGCATTAACTATGGGCGCACAAGGATTAGGTATGATTCCTTGGGTATTTTTAGGAGATAAAAGCACTATGACTCTTAAGAAAAGCCATGTGTTTGTTATGTTGACTAGTAAAAAAGATGCAGCCGATCAGTATATGGAAGGTACTACTGGTATTGCCTTGCGATAAATATTAGTTTATAGGAAATCCATGTCTGCTATCTTTACTTCAACTACTACCTCAACAGGCGGCATTGCGGCGGCATTTGATTACAGTCCATATCTCGAAAGGATCGCTACTGCTTTAGAAACTATTGCTAGTCTATCTACATCCACTGGAGTAAGGGTAGCAGGCCCGTATGATTGGCTTAGACCTACAGAAGTTTATAACTGGTATAATCAAGACTTAAACTTGTTGAACCCATCAACTGCTACGATCAATAACATTGTATCAGATGTAAACACTATCACAGGCATGTTACCTAAATTTCTATAAGGAGTAGAGTATGCCATATGTAGTCGGAGCAGTTGTACACGGTGTTAAACACGTTAAAGATGTTTACCATAGTCCCAATGTCTATGCTAATTTTGTAAATATTGCCTTGTGGAATGATCCGCAGGGGCCCGAGGCTGCTGTTCTTAATGCTATTAATGCTCCTGAATACGCATTTGAAAACATTAACCAAGAAGCAACAGAAGGCGAAGCTACTGATTCTGCCGCAGTAGAAGCATCTCAAAAAAAGTTAGTAGCGCAAGGCCTACTAAGTCAGGCAGACCTAGACCGTGGTACAAACGCAGGAAATAACCCCAACGCATCCGATACTAGTCCAGGAGCAATAATTACAGGGACTGATGTAGGAGCAGCTATGATTTCAGCAGATATTGACGCTACAGTTTTATACTCAAACGGGTCAACGACTATTACGGTAAAAGATGTAACAAAAGTCCCAGGTGTAGTATTTCCGTATGATGTAGCTACCGTTGCTCCGCAGAACGGGTTAACTGTGCAAGAAGTTTGTGATAACTTAAAAGCATTGATTACCAACATATGGGTTCCCCTTAAAGCGCAGTACCCGGATGCTTTTATAACTTGTAGTTTTAGAAAAAGTGGTGTAGGTAGCCCTACTAGTCAACATCCTAGAGGAATGGCCATGGACATACAGTATTCTAAGGCTAGTAAAGCAGATTATTATACTCGAGCTCTATGGATTCGTGATAATCTTCCTTACGATCAGTTTTTACTAGAGTACAAGACTACTGGTACTGGAAAACCCTGGCACCATCTTAGTTATAATAGAAACGGTAATCGCAGTCAGGTATGTACTTTTATGAACGATAAAAACTGCAAAGGACCAGGTGTTCAGGGTCTGTTCGATTTATCAAATGCTTAAATAATACTTGAAGTTATACGTCATGTATGCTTTTGCAGGGGTAAACTTGCATAGCAAGTTGTTGCAGTGAAAGGCTCAGTAGGCTCGATAGAAGCTCCACACGCCCTGAGAAGTCTATCAACTTCTTTTTAACCATTCATGTTTTATTGAAGTACTCCACTAAATAAAACTATGATAGTTTATATACACGGTGCCAGCGCGTCGGCTGAAAGTTTTAATTACATTCGACAATTTGTACGAGATCATATTGAAGTCCCAGATGTTAGTTTTGAATATGATAGCGCAGACGGATTTGAAGAAAATTTAGAAAAGATGAAGGGTCGACTCGACGATCAGGAACGATTGTTTTTCGTTAGTCATAGCCTAGGCGGAATATATGCTTTACATCTAGCTAATCACTACAATGACAGAACAGTAGGTGGAGTTAGTTTAAGTACTCCTTATGGTGGTTCAAAGCAAGCAGATTTTGCAAAATACTTTCTGCCATTTAGCAAATTAATGAAAGATATTGGCACAATGAGTGAGCCTATGCTAACCGCAAAGAAGCTGCCGATGCCTCCAAATTGGACGCAAATTGTTTCGTCTCGAGGCGATAGCCCTTGGATAAATGAGCCCAACGATGGAGTAGTCACTATTGAAAGTATGAAATACCGTGACGACTTTGAACTGATCGAGTTAGAAGTAAATCACTACGAAGTAGTGTTGAGTCCAAAAACAGTTGAAATAATTTTGGAAAGAATCAAACGGGTAATGTAATTCGTTCAAATCATTTCAAAATAGGCCCTATAGGGCCTATTTTGTTTTCCAGATTTCATTGACAGTATGACAAATACTGATATATAATATGTTATGACACACAGTCATGTAAATTTAAAAGGAAATTAATTATGAAAAAAATCGCAATTGCATCTGTTATCGCTCTCGCTGCCGCCGCAGCTTCCGCCGCTGAATTCGGTGTTACTGCCGGTCGTAGCTACGCAGGTGATAACCGTAATGCCGTCGGTGTAAACATTAGTCAGCATTACGGCGCGGTTAGCGCAACCGCAGGTGTTGAGCGTACTACTGTTGGCAATAACGATCAGAACCGTTGGAGCCTAGTCGGCGGCTATGATGTAGCCAAGCTGGGTAGTGTTACTGTTACCCCTAAGGTTGGCGTCGCGTATCTCGACAATCAAAACGGTCCGGATGGTTACGCAATGACTGTTGGAGTCGGTGCTAGCGTTCCAGTTACTAAAACTGTTTCCGTTGGGCTCGATGTTGATCGACAATATGGCCAGGATCGAGTTGATCAGTTTAACGGGAATCGAGTTACTGCTAGCGTGAAGTATAAGTTCTAATTAGTGTTGCTGATTAAAAAGGCCCACCGGGCCTTTTTTTGCGGCGTAGGATTAAAAAATCCTATTGCTTCTATTAGAAAATATTAGTGTTTATCTATAAATCTTGTTTGATTAATAGGATATATAAATGTACAATAATACTTACAACATAAGGAAATAATATGTCAGTTACCCGTAAAAATCTCGAAGATGCGTTTGCTGGCGAAAGCCAAGCGCATACTAAGTATCGTTATTTTGCTAAAATTGCTCGCGCTAACGGGCACGAAGAAGTTGCTAAACACTTCGAACACACAGCAGATCAAGAACTGCTGCACGCTTGGGGACATCTAGAGTTGCTAGTAGGTAAGCCGACTACTGAACAATGTCTTCAAATGGCTATTGACGGTGAGACACATGAGTTTACCTACATGTACCCGGGCATGGCCAAGGCTGCTGAAATCGAAGGTGATGTGCTTGCCAAGAAGGAAGCCGAACATCAAATCGAAGAGTCTGAGCAACATGCTAAAGAATTCCAAGAAGTCATGTCTTGGATGAAAAAGGCCGAGGCACGGTTCAAAGCCTTAAAAGGTGTCGAGGAACGACATGCTAATGCGTATAAAGTTAAACTAGGAGAACTTAAATGAGCGATAGAATTTATGTGTGTGTAGTTTGCGGGCACGAACTCCGTGAAGAGGATTGGCTGAGTTTACCCGACGAAGTCTGCTGCCCCGAATGCGGAGTTTCTAAAAACGACTATGTACTAAAAGAGTAATTTAGTAAGATCAATTCTTGACTAATCTCCTTATCAGTGTAAAATAGCACGATAAGGAGATTCTTATGAATTTCAAATACACACTACATTTTACTGATCCTGTATGATTTACTTCAATGTTAATATCCGCAATCCCCGTTGGTGGGATCGATTTAAACCTATTAAGACGTGGGTAGGTTCCACTTTCCTAGAACACAAGTTTTGGGAAATTCAAATTTCTAAATCCTGCGAACTACTTCGACTTGAGTTTTCCTGGACTGTACAGGAAGATCATGCCGGTATCAGACTTGAGCTCGGGTTGCTCGGGTATCAAATTGACTTTAACATATACGATCACAGGCACTGGGACACTGACACCAATACCTGGCAAAATTAATCAACTCAAGGACACAGTATGACAATGCACCTCGAAGGACCGTGGCTTTCTACATCTGGCAAGCGTAAGGGCAAGAAGAAATTTCGTAATGCCGAAGAGGCAAGGAAAGCTCGCGAACTAGAAGATTCATGGAATGCTCTACAGAAAAAATGGGGTGTCGAACAAGAGCAAAAGAAACGTAGCAAGGCAATGTCTGCCGATACTCTAAAATATAATCTAAGCATTCCTTCAGATCGCAGCACTGCTCATATTAAAAGTCTATCCACTGGTGTAGGTGTTGCTACTCTTGCTCCTGCTAAAGTTTATACAGGAACAAAAGTTAAAGGTATTGGTACTATGCATAAGAGTAATGCTGTGCCTATTTTCAGCGACGACGAAGCCGTCGAAATTAGCCGTATGCGTCGATAAATATCATTCTTATGCCAGTAACATTTAATGAACGATTAATCGCGCACCTAACATTACTGTCAGGTCTGAGTATTTCTGCTGTAGCAGTTTACTATTCAGTGGCAGGTCTTACTACTATCTTTGCGGCTGCTGCAGTTCCCATTATTATTATGGGTATTGTTCTAGAACTTAGCAAACTAATAGCCACAGTCTGGCTTAAACAAAACTGGAATATTGCTCCGTGGAGTGTTCGCAGTTATTTGCTAACCGCTATCATTACGCTCATGTTGATTACTAGCATGGGAATTTTTGGCTTTCTGAGCAAGGCTCATAGTGATCAAGCACTTATAAGCGGTGATGTTCAAAGTAAGCTTGCAATCTACGACGAAAAAATTCAGACAGCTAAAGAAAATATCGATGCCAACCGTAAAGCTCTTAAACAGATGGATGAGGCAGTGGACCAAACAATGGGTCGCTCGACAACAGAAGTTGGTGCCAGTAAAGCTGTACAGATTCGCCGCAGTCAACAAGCAGAGAGATCTAGAATTGCCCAAGATATCGAAGCCGAACAGAAAAAGATTAACCAGCTTATGGAAGAACGGGCTCCGATCGCGGTTGAGGTGCGTAAAGTCGAAGCAGAAGTTGGTCCGATAAAGTACATCGCAGCGTTTGTTTACAGCGATACTGATAAAACTGTTTTAGAAAAAGCAGTCACATGGGTTATCATTTTAATTGTTGTTGTATTTGATCCACTGGCAGTTATTTTGCTTATATCTAGCCAAATTAGTTTCCAAAATTTTAGAAAACGTGATATCGAGTGGGATCCCGAGTACAGCGACTATGATGCCGATTATCAGCCCGATGTAAAGGAACCGCAGGAATCAATCACGAGTGTCAGCGAGCAAACTACTGTTACAACTCATAGTTCTATTTTGGAACAACATCCGTACCTTACTAAGAAATTCAAGCATTTTGAAAATCTTACACCGATAGTATATCGAAGGGACGAAGAGGATAAAGATTGGCAGCGTTGGGTAGAAAACGCAGAGATTCCGGATGTAGACCGCCCCGGTGATTACTTGCTAGAAGAAAAGCAAACAAATTACGGCTACAGTGGATACGTTCAGAACGAAGAACAGAGTCAAAGCAATCTCTGGAAACGTATTACTCAAGACGAATATTTAGATTCAATTAACCGGCGTAAAGAATAATATGGACGGAAAAGTAACCTTAATTACACCACCAGATTTTTATGAAAATAACAATACCAGTATTTTGTTTTTTCATTTAAGCGATCAAGAACAAGATCAAGTTAGTCAATGGCTAAGTAAATCAAAAATTAAAGAAGATCTAAATTTATACGTTTATACTAACGAAACAAATTTGCCTTGGATTTTTTATGCTTACGGTCGTTGCGAGTATAAGTACATTAACTTCGGCGAAATGAACGCAGTAACACAGGCACTAGGTAGTTATTTGTTAAGTCGTAACGGCGTGTATTATAAAACTGAGGACGAAAATTTGGCTTCAATTTATAGTCACATTAACGGTAATCGAGTTAAAACCGTTGAACAATTTTTAGAGAGTATACTAATTGGCTAAAGAAACAAATCATCACTGCGATTTTTGCGGTAAAAGTAAAGAGAATGTTGAAAAACTAATTGTCGGCGAGCATAGCGCTATCTGTAATGATTGCGTAGAGCTATGCGTGTCTATACTCGACGACGAAAAAATTAAAAAGTTTCCAACTGATACAAAAATTCTCAACCCTAGTCTAATTAAAGACTATCTCGACGAATATATTATCGGTCAGGATGACGCTAAAATTGCGTTGAGTGTAGCAGTTAGTCAACATTTCAAACGAATTAATAACCCTAGCAAAGATATTAAGCTAGAAAAAACTAATGTGCTACTACTAGGGCCAACTGGGTGCGGTAAAACATTTCTTGCACGCAAAATTGCTGAATATCTCGATTTGCCGTTTGCTATCTGCGATGCTACAGGGCTAACTGAAGCAGGTTATGTAGGTGACGATGTCGAGAGCATATTGTCAAGGCTTATCAATGAAGCAGACGGCGATGTCGAAAAAGCCAGTCGCGGCATTGTGTACATCGACGAAATTGATAAGATTGCTCGTAAAGGCGAAAGCGCTAGTATTACTCGAGATGTTAGTGGCGAGGGAGTCCAGCAGGCTTTGCTAAAAATGATCGAAGGTAGTATTATGCGTATTCCTAGCACTGGTAAACGCAAACATCCCGGCGGGGACATGCAGGAAATTGACACTAGCAGTATTCTGTTCATCTGCGGAGGAGCATTTGTCGGGCTTGATAAAATTATTAATCAGCGTAAAGACAATCGATCTGTAGGCTTCCACGCTAAAGTAGATAAGCAAGATAAAGATTCAAGTAGAGTCTATGGAGATGTTACTACTAAAGATCTTACACAATACGGACTTATCCCCGAATTTATCGGTCGATTCGGTCTTATTACCCATGTTGAAGAACTATCAGAAAAACAACTTGTTAAAGTTCTAGTTGATACTAAAAACAGCACAGTCCGTCAATATGAATATATTTTCGAACTCGACGGTATTAAACTAGAGTTCGAAGATTCTGCTCTACACGAAGTAGCTAAAAAGGCCAAAGAACTTAAAACTAATGCCCGAGGTCTTAAAAACATTATTGAAAGAACATTGTTACCTTATCAATTCGATGCTATTAACCTTGTCGAACGCGGTTTGAGTAAAATAATGATAACTAAGGATACTATTGCTGGAGAACCAGCAATACTGATTTTCGATAAAAAAGCAAATAATGAGCAAAAATAAAGAAATAAGAGGCTGTAAAATTATTCTAGGCGATAATATGCCTATTAATGTAGCATTACGTAAGTTTAAGCAAAAAGTAGACGATTCGGGCATCCTCGAAACTGTAAAATCTAAAATGTATTTTGAAAAGCCAACTACTACGCGAAAGCGTAAAGCAGGGGCAGCTCGAGCACGATGGATTAAGAAGCTGCGAGATAACGAGTTGCCTAAGAGATTGTATTAAACTTTTAGTTTATGCTCGAGTGAAACCAGTTAGCGTCCCTAACTGGCTTTTTATTGACTTTTATGACTAGCTAGTGTACAATTGATATATCAACACAGAAAGAAACTATGACGCGTCACCTAATGCTGGACCTTGAAACACTAGCAGTCTCACCCCAAGCTGTAGTCCTTAGTCTAGGAGCAGTACATTTTAACCCGTACGGGAATGGTTACGGGGATAAAATTTATTTCAAAATTAATCTCGATGATCAAGATGCTCTAGGTAGAGAGATTGATCCTAACACACTCGACTGGTGGGCTAAACAAGATACTAAAATTATGGAAGAAGCATTTAGCCCGGATGATCGAATTAGTCTAGTAGATGCTATGGACCAATTTCATAAGTTTGCCTGGGGGTGCTCTGCGTTTTGGAGTCACGGAGCAACCTTCGATTTAGTAATTATTGAAGATATCTATCGTCAGTTGAATAAGCCCTTACCGTGGAACTTCTGGCAGTTGAGGGACACAAGGACTATCTTCGATCTCGGAGTTGATCCAGAAATGCCCCAAAATAGCAAACACGATGCTTTACAAGACGCTATCCGACAATCAGTAGGTGTACAAAATGTTTATGCCAAACTAAAGATTCGTCCGCGTTAACGTAGCCATCCAATCTTTTCGCCAGCGTCTTTACGGCGCTGGTATTCTTCTGGACTGTGAGGATAGCGCCAGGCCCAAATACCGCACAACAGCATACCGAGACCTACTCCTAAAACTAGTTTCCAGTTTTGA